TCAGTGCTGTGGTTGATGTGTTGGCTGGCATTGTGATTAAGAAGGTGGTGACTGATGTCTTGTCTGACCCAAAGTCCAGCACTGCCACCGACTTGTCACCCTTGCTTGAGTTGTAGATCAAGGCACACCGGGCCGTCAGGGCCGCTGTCCAAGATACATTGTCAAACCCCACATATGCCGTAGACCCAGATGTGCTGACCGTGATCCCGGTCATTGTTGCCCCGCCAGCCACATAAGTGCCCGTAGCAGCCACCTCATTGGTACTGCTGTAAACGGTGGTGTCAGCGTTTAAATCAGCATTAGCTGTGTACAGAGCAATCTTGATCACATCTGTGGTCAAGTCATGGATGCCCTGATAAAGCTGAGCCTTAAAGCTGGTGGTCTGGGTTTGGACGATGCTCACGATACAGGAATCCTTGTCTGACCGTCACGATAAGCATCCATGCGCTGTTTGCCGTCACCCAGGTTCTTGAGCAGAGCAATCGCCTGAACATAGCGCTGGTTGACCAGCGCAACCATGTCGGCCTCACCCTTCATGTAGGTGTAAGCTTCGCACAAGGTTCCATACAGCAACGCAGAATCAAAGTTATCGCCCAGCCATGTGGTTGATGCGGTCACGATGGACTCTGGGTAATAGTAGTAATGAAGCTCAGTGCCATAAATTGCGTCAGGTGTTGGGCCGAGAATGAATGAGAGTTCATTGACATTCGATGATTGCGGGCCAAAGATGGCGTAATGCTTGGGAGTGCCTGAATCTGTTGGGTTTGGATATGCCTCACGAATGAAGTTCACATCCTTGTTCAAGAGATAGGTGTAAGCGCCACCGCCGTTTGGATAAACGGCAATCGAATACACAGACAAGAAATCATCCGGGCATGACAGATACTTATTGCCAGATGTGATCGTTCCCGTCACATTCTTCCGCAGGTTCGCAATCTGAACCGTGTTGTATATACGCTGTTCAGCCTGTTTGATCATTGTGTTCATGTCCGTTGTATTGAACGTGTTTTCACAATAATCGCTGACCGCGACTACAAGCTGAGCATATGTCAGTGCCATAGAGAACCTCAGCCCATCGGGCCTCTAGACATCACGCCTTTGGTAGCCGCGCCAGCGCCACGCATCTTGATGCCGCTGGTTTTGACTTCATCATTGATGCCAATGCTCACGCCATCCATAGGATTCCAATTGGCCTTGCGGCTGATAGGAGCCTTGGGGCGCATAGCAACACCGGGCTTTCCATCCATGGTGTGGGGTGCGGCATAGGTGCTGGCATCGCCAACCTCTTTACCCATTATCTTTTTGCTAAATTTGCCCATTATTTGCTCCCAGATTTCTGGTTCATTGCACGAGAAAGGTTCTTCCCATACATCTTGCGATCCATGCTAGTAGGGCCACCGGCCTTCATGCCTTTGGCATGCATGCGGCCTTCATGGCCTTTAACAGCCTTTTTGGCTTCGGTGTCGGCAATTGCCTTGACTTGCTTCTTGTCCATATTCGCTCCTAAGTTACACTGACCGTGACTGTACCAACACTTGTCGTTGCCACCAAGTAGTTTGGCGTGAGTGCTACATCAAAAAAGCTAGATCCACCAACCGGCCTCCAGCCCCATTGAATATCCCTTGAGCCACCCGTTGGGTAGCCTCCAAAGCCTGTCTCATTATCCTGTAATCCGTTTAAACCAGCAGTGACATATGTCAGATCTGGGCGGGGCTGCCTCACGGCCTGCGGATCATCAACCGGGTACATGCCCAATTGCAATTGGGGCTGATCTGGATCCCAGCATTCATCGCAAACCTTGAGTTGGTACACCTTGGTTTTGACGATTTCCATGCGAAGCTGTCTAAGCTTGTAGCGTTGACCGCAGCGGTCACACTCCGCAATGCTGAATTTGCCAGAAGCAAACCTATTGCCCATCAGGCACTCCCGCTGGCAATAAAGCTTTGACGAGGAACAAATCGAACTGCGGCCTTTTCGTGATCTTCGTAGGCGGCAAGTTGCCATGCCTCATCGTAAGTGGATTTGAGCATTTCTAACCTGGGAGTTCCTTCAGGGATCTTCTGAGCAATGTAATAAGCCAGCCCCGCAATCATGCAGGGATAGAAGCGGAAAGGGACATCCATCACGTTTACACCGCCACCAGAGTCCTGGGTACGGCGCAAGCGCCAATAGACAAACTGATATGTCTGTGAGCCGTCAGGCGTAGGCCACACGGTCACTGCCGGAGGTTTTGTCCAGTACACAGCAGTTCCAGAGTTATGGGATACCGCTATGGTGTTTTGCTGACCTCTGCCGCAGTTATTCAGCGTTCCGCTGATGGCGTTGTCGTTTTGGACAATATAGCCATAGCTGATCACTTCGTTGTCTAATTTGATAAATCCTGCCGCTGGAAGCTGGGTCACATCAGTGATGGCAACGCTGGTTGCCGTGGCACTCATTGATGCCGTTGTGGTGGCATTGATGGAGTTGACTTTGCCGTCCATGCGCTGAATCCACACCTGGATCGGACGGGCTTGAGTGATCTTGTTAGGGATCGTGGCATAAGTAGAAACACTAATGCGGGTGATCGTCAGGTCAGCCTGCGTGGCGGCACTGTTTGCCTGGGTGCGGATCACATGCTCCAACAAATCCACGGTGTCGTTTGGCAAGGCATATGTGTTTACACCCTGCTGGAGGGTGATCATGCCGGTATCAATCGTCCACATATTGATGCCACGGTTGGCCCAATCTGCAAACATGATGTTTAAACTGCGCCGCGCTGTGCGCAGGTCATATCCAGAGCGCAACTCTCTCCCGGCCCGTTCAAAAGCCTCTTCCACAATCTCTGTCAGATCGGGATCAAATGTGGTTGCACCGGATGTGTATGCCATTATCTAAACCCTGCTGTTTTCTTTGCAATGCTTTTGGGCTGAGATACAAACTGCTTGCCCGCCGCTTTTCCTGCACGTTTGGCGCGAGTGGTAGCGGCATATTCGGCAGGGGTTAAAGATTTGATTGCGGCTTCAGGTAAGTATCTCTCACCCGTTTTTGACGAAGGCTTCCCCGACTTGGTGCGCCATTTCTGATCGCCCCAATTTTTAAGAGATGTCTGCGGTGCTTTCAATCCTTATATCCCCCGCCTGCGGCCTTGTATTTCTTTGCCACAAGCTGTGCCTTACGGGCTGACCACTGACCAGCGCCCGTGCCTTGAGTGGCCGCAGCCTTTACTTGCGACACAATCCGTTTGCGCAGCGCAGGTTTTGTGTAATTCCCAGCCGCATTGACTTTGCCGCCTTCAGCATATTCTGTGAAGTCGGTGTCATCCCGGCGAGCCTTACGCTTGCCCTTTGGCATCTTGGACGGGTTAATGTCACCCATGCCACGGCTGGACATCATATGATTTTGCCCCTAGTCTTGCCACGCTCAGCACAACCATCAGCGCGGCTGGAGGCGGTCATGCCACCAGAAGCCATTTTCTTTGGCTTCTTTTTTGCGGCTGGCACACCTTCAGGCTCTTGAGGAACGGGAATGCCTGAATCTTGAGTCCAGACGCCTCCGGTCATACCCTTGGGTTCTTTTTTCTTTTCAACAATCTCTTCCATGATCAGCACATCTTTCCGCGAGTTTTACCCCGCTGAGCAATACCATCGGCCCGCTTGGAAGCGGACGAAACTGAACCACCCTTGGCGTAGGCTTCGGGGTTTGATTTTTTGCCCCGCTCACGGAGAGCGTTAATTGCTCCGCGAAATGGGTTGTACATCATAGGTTCAGCGGCTTGTTTGGCTCTACGCGCAGCACCTGCCGCCTTTGCGGCTTGCACAGCGGCCAGATCAGGCTCATCAGGGCCAGCAAACACGTTATACGGGCCAATACCACGCTTGGACTTCTCAGCCTTTGCAGGCTCTTCAGCTTTGGGCGCAGGAGCTTCTGTCTTGACCGTTGTCTTGGTGATTGACTCTGTCTTTGGAGCAGATTCACCACGGCGGGTCAATCCACGCTCCTTGTTCAGGAAATCACGCAAAGACAAGCCGGAGGCTTCCAACTCCTCTTTGGTCACAACGCGACTCTTAGGGGCCGACTTGGCAGGCATCTTTTCCATCTGTTCTGAAACAGATGCATCACCCTCAACCATGCTTCCATCTTCACCAGCGTAACGCTTCATCTTTTTCATTTTGAACCCTTTAGCAGGCTTTGCCGCCTTTGGTCATTTTGATCTGTTTGGCTTGGGTCTTGCCCTTTTTGGCAATTCCATCAGCCGAACGGGTAAAGCCTCCAGAAGACATCTTCTTGGCCGCGCCACCTTTTTTCATGCCCATCATCTCAGCTTTTTCATGTTTGATCATGGAAGCAGGAGCGCCTTTTTTCTTCATAAAAGACACTTCTTTACCAACCATTGCTTTGGATTCTTTCATGTCACCACCTTGTTTAAAAGTTTTGCCTTTGTCGGCGTTTGAGAAATCTTTTCCCACAGACTGTGGGACTCCTGCTTTCTTGGCGAACGATGGCGAATTAGCAATCGCAGCCATGAACCTGTGCTGTTTGGCGCTATGTGAGGGCACTTCTTTGCTCCTTCATAAATGCATCAATCTTGTTTTCCAACCGGTCGATGCGATCCAAAATCCTGTTGATGTCGTTGTGAACATCCGTTCTTGTCACATATTCTCGAGCAATCTCTTCCCGAGTTTTGTTTATCAAAACCTGGATTCGATGAAGCTCGTCCGATTTCTCTTTTAGCGCCCAGCCAAGAAACCCGAGAAAGGCTGTCAGTAGGACGTTCCATACCATGAGTTCCATTTCAGATAAACCTGCCGCGAGTTTTGCCGCGCTCTGCTACGCCATCAGCTTCTTTGACAAATCCACCTTCAGCGCAATTCCATGCTCTGAGGCTCTTGTTGATTCTGGAGTTGGGGTCGTTCGCCGTTTTGGCTGAGGTGAGTTTCTTTTTCATCCCACTCATCCTTGCGCAAAAAGAGTCGCGCCTGCTGCCGCCTTCTGGTTGAGGAGGCTTCAGGTTCATGCCCTGTTTTTTCGCAGAGGCTCGACCCTTGGCGTTTAAACCACCCTTGGGATTCTTGCCTTCGGATCTCTGCCATGCTGGTGACTTAGCCATTTGCCACTTTCAAGTGCAGCCGAGAATGCTCCTTGAGAAGCGGTTGCAAGGCATCTTGTTCAAAGTTGCGGGTGAATTCCTGTGTGCCAATGTGCGGCAAGCTGATCATCGGATCCAAATAGATCTTGTAGCCATGCTCTCTGGCGCGGCGGCAGAACAGGTAATCCTCACCAATGTAGTTGCCATCTACGATGGCGAAATCAAACACTGCGTATTCATCTGCACCATCACCATCGCCCTTGTATCTCCACTCAGGGTGAGCGGCAATCAGGGATTCAATGACATGGCGGCGAATGAGCATGAACCCGGTTGCCACGCTTTCCACGCGCATCAGGCCATTCTCATCAAATTCTAATTGGTTATCTTCGTCCAGATAGAAATCCAAAAAGAATTTGGCATCTGTTGCCCTGCGGGGATATGTGCCAGCCACGATGTCCCGGTCAGTTGACAGGGCCAGCAGGCGGGTCACCGCCTCGACATTGATGACCACATCAGCATCCACAAAAAGCAGATCAGTGCAATCTGATTCCATAAAGTTGGCAACCAGCTTGTTCCGGGCTTTTGTGATGATTGAGCATCCAGACAGGTGAACCAGATGAATCTGGACACCCATCCTGTCCAACTTGGGGACGAGTTGCGCTATGGCAAAACAGGTCTTGATATTAACCTTGCCATCGTAACAAGGGATTGCAAGCATCAGCTTGCGGCCCACCAAGTTGAAACTTTTATCAGCCATAAAACACCACAGCGGTCGTTGATGCGGCAACTACAGCGGAAATATTTGTTGCACATTTAATCCCTTCGCCAGGGAAAAGAATGTAAATGGATCCTGCTGCCGCTGGCGCGGTGAATGAGAACATGGCGGTTCCACCTGTTCCATCATTTAATACGACCGTTGCACCAGAAGCATAGCTAATTGATATGCCTTTAATGCGTGTTGGGCCATTAAAAATGGTGGTCGTTGCCCCGGCTGCGGCTGCGCCTGATTTAACGTCAGTTTGCATTCCCATAATCAATCTCCTGAAAAGTGGGGGCCGAAGCCCCCTGGATTAATTAAGCGGATGCTGGGAACTGCGAACCGTTAGAGTCAGCAACAACGTACACCACGGTGTATTGAACCGTACCAGCGGTAACTGCGGCAACCGTTGGGGTCAAGGTTGCAATCAATTTCACATCGGTTGGGCCAATACCAATCCCGTTGGGAGAGGCGGTGGAGGTGGCCCCGCACCATGCAGACAAAACAGCATTGGTTGTAGCCAAGCGGCCTGCGGTGGTGATGTCGGTGGTTGTCCAATACTTGTTGGCGGTCGTGCCATCGCCCAGGGTCATGTTGGCAGCGGTAGAGCCTGTGAAGGCAACCAGCGTATCAACATAGATTTCCAGGATTTGTGCGCCAGCAGGCAACACAGCAATCGTGTCAGTCGTGGCCGATGCGGCCTGACCAGCGTAATTCTTTTTGAAGGTTTGAGAAACAACGGTTGCACCGCAGTTTTCAATCGTTCCGACAGTCGTGCCGGTGGTGTTACGGACAGTGCCCAACAACCAGGGGCCAAGGTGAGTTGCGAATCCCATGTTTAAATCTCCATGCGTTAAGGTGTATCAATCTTGCATGACAGTCAGCCGGGACTGTTTGATACACCGGGTTTCCCGGAATGCCTCATTTATACCATGTAGTTTAAACGGGCACAAGAAAAAAGGGGGCTTGTGGCCCCCTTTTTTGCTTACCCTATCAAGAAGATCCGGGTGAACCGAAAATCCCCAAGGGATCCGATGCGCCGAAGCTGTAACGCTCACGGGCTTTGTAACGGACGTTGCCGGTATCAAAGTCACCGTCCATGCCCGTAGCCATGGGAGTGCGCACGAAGTGCTTCAGGCCGTTAGGAACGTCAGTGGTCAGGAACCATGCGTTCGTATCGGTCAGGTAGTGGTTAACGGTGTAACCCTCTGGGATCGAACCATTGTTCTTCAGAGCGTTGACATCGTTATCGGTCGTGCCGACACGCAATTCGGTCTCCAGGAGACGAGTTGCAACGAACATCAGGCTGGGAGGAACAACCAGCTTTTTAGGCTTGGCTGCGATCAACAAACCGCGCTCGTCCGTCCAACCGGCGATCTGAATAACTGCGTTTTCCAACGAAGTTTCATTCAGGTCAGCGCCAGTGGTGGGGCGATTGCTGTTAGTGCCACCAGAGATCAGGGGGTGGGCAGTGTTACACAAGGAAACACCGTCACCGTAGGTCACCGTGGTGTTGAACGCTTGGTTCAGCACATAAGCGGCCTTCACCTGCTTGGTATACGCCATTGCACGGGCCAAAGCTTTGGTGTAACGGGCAGACAAAGAATCATAGAGGTTGTCCTCAATGGCTTCTTCAGTGACCGAGAAACCCATAGCGATGGTTTCGTGGTTGTAGCGGGCAGTCCAAGCCTCTTGACCATTGTCATAAGCAATAGCGGAGCCTTCGTTCTTCACCGGAGCGGCAGAGAATCCAGACAGCTTGGTTTCTTCTTCAAAAGAACGCTCTGAGGTTTCGGTCTCATAGATCTCTTTATGCTCTTCCTGATAGGTGGCATAAGACAAACCGAACAGGGCGTTCAAGCCGGGGAGCAACTCTTTGAGTAGCTGTGCGCGTGAAATTGCCATTTCTTACTCCTTAAACACCGGTGGTGTTGTTGTATTGGTGAGTGTTGATTTTCACCAACAGTTCGGTGTAAGTGTCGGCTGCGGTAGCAGTCTCAGGCACAACATCGATCACACGGATTGGGATGGTGGCAGTCGTGCCAGCACCGGTCAAGGTCACAGCGAAAGCAGAGTCACCAGTGGTGGTGCTGCCAGCGTTGAGAACCAGGGCCAAGTTAGTGCCAACTACGGTACGGCCTGCGGAACTCATGGTAGTGCCAGAAGACACAACGGCAACCTTGAACAGGGCCATGGGGTCATCCACAACATACGCATAAGCGGGGTTGGTCGAGGTGCTTGCCAAAGCGGGGATATATTGGCCCTGAACGGTTTGACCGCTAGAGTTCACATATTGACCGCCGACAACAACGCCGACAATTGCACCAGAGTTGGTGGTGGAGGAAACGACAAGATAACCGGTGCTGTCAATTGCCACGGTGTCGCCGGAGAAAACGGCGGTGGCAAAGGCGGCAGCAACAGGGATCTGTCGGAAAGCACCAGCGTAAGGCTTGCCATCAATTGAATTGATGGGTTTTAGGCCATACGGTGCTGAGACAGTGGGATAAGCCATGTTTTAGCTCCAAAAAGTTTGTTAACGTCTACCGAGACTGACCTTGGTGCTACGCTCTTTGAACATAGGCATCCGAGGATCACTCTCTCGCATGAAGTTGTTATCCACTGAGTTCATCTGCGCTTCTGCCTGATTCAGGTAGTAGGCATCACGATCTCGCGTGAATTCAACCGGGGTTTTGCAAAGCAACAGGCCACCAATTTCGATGCCATCAGGGAATCGCCCGTTAGGGTTATTCATCAGGCTCAACTTTGGTTGCGTTGATGCTTTTACAGGTTCCCATCCCTCGCGGAGTTTGGAGGTAATGTTCACGGGATCCGGGTTATTAAGAGTGCTGAGGCGAATCCAACGGAAAGCCCATCCTTCTTCTGGTTCCGGTTCGGGCAGAAGTTGGGGTGGCATCCATTTAGCGGGACGCTGATATTCGCTGCGTGACTCTTTGCTCCGTGGCGTTCTAACCTGTTCATCCATTTTCATTTCTCCTTAAAACCGCAACCTGACGGGCATATTCCTTGAGAGGAATATTTAGCCGTTTGGCGATGTTGACTTCCGATGCTGTTAATGTGATCTTTTTAGGGGCCACACTGCGAGAAGCAGAAGCAACTACATTTGCTTTTGGGCGCTGAGACGTTTCAGCGGGTTTCTCAGAGGCAAACTTCTCTGGAAACACTTGGCGCAACCTACCGTTGATGCGTTGGTAGTATTCTTCGCTTTGAGGGCTTATGCCATCCTCCAAAACCAACTTCTCATGCAGTGCAAGAGCGTAGCCGGTCATTTCACGATCCTGTCCAAACCAAGTATTGGCGCGTTTCCAATCCTCTGCTTTGTGATCGACAGGCACGTTTAAACTAGTTTGTACAGGATTTTCATCCACCTGTAAAGGCTTGGGTACAAAATTGTTTACACGTTCAGCCTTCATCTTGGCGGTGGTTAGTTCCTCCTGGGCGTTGACCAAAGCATCAGAGTCACCACTTTCGTAGGCGGCTTTGTATTTGATCTTGGCCTGCTCCACTTCATTGGCAACAACTTTTTTAGCTTGCTCCAATAAAGCGTTTTGTCCCACATTGAGGTTGCCTTTAAGCTTTTGGTTCTCTTCATGCAGGGCTTGAGCAAGCTTAATGGCTTCTTCGCGCTCCCGCAGGAATGCTTCCTTGGCGCGGCGCTCATCGTGATATGCCTTGTGGAATTCACGAATCTTGTTGCGGTCACGCTTGCTGTAGGCGGCTAACTCTTCATCTGTGGGATCCTCCGGGGGCGTTTCCATGGGTTTTCTGCCACGGTCTTCTTCCGGGGTATCGTCAATGACTTCAACCTCATCATCTTCGTCTTTGATCTCTTCCGGCGGGTTATCCTCCACCGGTATCACCTTGCTTCCCAGGCGAGATTTCTTTTCATCAATCTCATCAGGGAACTCAAATTCAACTTTTTCCATGATTCATTTCCTCATGCGCGAGTTATGCCGCGAGGATCTTGGACAACACCTTCGACAGAGTCATCGTTGATCATGCGGAATTCTTTTCCATGAATCTTGATCCGGGTTCCAGTGTTGGGCCGGACAAGGACAAAATCACCAACTTTGCATGACGGGCCAGATGGGAATCGCTTCTCATCCTTGTATGCATCAGGGCCAAGCTTCACGACAAAAAGCACTGGCGACAGCACCTCTTCGTAATGCACGGTCTGATTGGCTTTTACCAAGCCACTGTCATACTCTTCGTTGATGTCAGGCAACACACACAGGATGTGAAATGTTGCAGGTTCAGGCAATTGCTTGGCCTTCTCCTCTGCGGTTTCAGGCAAAACTGATACTGGCCCTTGCGGATCAAGCGTCTGTCCTATAAGGATTTCAGTCATCTATGAATTTCTCCAAGCGTTGTTCAAGGTCGTTGATGATGGATTGTGCGAACAGTAGACCCCGAATTTGCCCACACACTTCTCGGTATGCCGGGTAATCTTGCGCAGACCCGGAACCCAGACTCTCTGAAAGACCCAGCTTTCTCTCCTCAATCTGTTGAGTGAGATATGCCAGGATCTTGTACTCTTCATTCATTTTGTGCCTCGTTTAAACAGATCAACCTGAACCTTCTGGTTGTTTTGGCGGGTTTGTTCTTGGATTCGCGCCATTTCAATCTGCGCCTGCGTTTCGGCTTTTTGCCTGTCTAAGGCCAGCTTTTTCTCGGCAAGTTGAATATCTGCTTGTGCTTTTTGAGTCTTTGTTTGGATTTCTTGTCCGCGCAATTGAAGCTCTGCTTGTTGCATTTGAACGAGTGGGTCTTGAGCCTGTTGCTGAGCTTGTTGTTGCTGAGCCTTGGCTTTGTTGAGTTGGAGAACCTGGGCAGAGCCTTGCGCGACCAGCCTGGAGATTTGGACTTCGACATCCTCGGGGAGTTGGGCATCTGGGGCGGGCAGGGCCACGCCAATTTGTTCCTCTACCTGACGGCGGTATTGGAATGCCAGATGTTCGGCAATATGCGCCATTGCCTGTGCCTGCATTTTCTGAGCCATGGGGTTCTGTCCAATCTGAGCGGCGATGGACGGATCCTGCATAAACGCAGTGTGGGAAGCGATGTGCGCTTCGTGATCTTGGTAAATAAACGCTTTGGTTGGCTTTCCGTTGAGGAATGCCATGTTTTCGCTGATGGGATCCTTCGGGGTTTGATCGTCTTCCGTGGGAACCAATTTGTCTGCGTTGGTAACGCCCAACACCTCAATCATCTGGCGGTGAAGTTGCGGCAGGTTGTAGATCTGCGGGGCTTGAGCGGCCAACTGCATCACAGCCTGATACTGCATGATCCTCTGCGCCATCGTGCTGGAGTTGGGATCAGAGACCGGGATCACCTCTACTTGATCGTAATCATCTTGTTTGGCCTTGCGGTCACCTTCAATGGGATCGTAATCATATTGCTGAGGGGTGTGATCACGGATGATCTCTTTGAGCAGTTTAAACTCCTGCTTCATCGAATAATGCACCCGCGCTTGCACTGCGCTCATGGTCTTGAGGGTTCTCTCAAGCAACGCAAGGGTTGTTCCAACAGGAGCATTTGCACTCATGTCGGAAATGTTCATATCCGAAATAGCGCCCAAGCGGCGACCCTCTTCAGTGATCTTGTCCAGCAATGCAGCCAAAACCTGTGAAGGCTCCTTGTAGGGGAGTGTCATCACGTTATCTTTGATGGCTCCACTTGGGACATCCACATCCCTGAATTCGCCGGGCTGGATGGGGGTGTCATCCCCTTTGATCCTCATTCCACGGGCTTTTAAGCCTCCAGGCAGGTTGGACAGAGTCCCTGCATCTACCAATTGGCGAATGATTGAGGTTCCTGCGCGGGCGTATCCACCGATGATGTGGATCAATCCCAATCCATAGAATCCAAATCCGGGGATGTAGCAATAATCAACGAAATGTTGTCTGCGGATTTTGAGAGGATCTTGTTTCTCCCAGTTGCGGCGAATGGCTAGAACTTCATTGGTTCCGCGCTCGACTGTAATGACATAGGGCAGGGCAATTCCTGTTTCTTCGCCATCCTCATCGGTGTCCTCATAACCCTCAATCTCCATGTCCACATGGACTTCCAGGAGTTGATAGCGGTCATCATCTGATGCTTTGTAGCCTTGCTGATCGGCCTTTTTCTTTTCAATGTCGGTCAAGACATTGATGGGGTCACCCAGATCCACATCGCGGTAAAAGCCGCTGACCTGAAGCTTACGGATCTCATTCTTGGTTTTGCGCATCACATGGGTAACACGCTCTGCCACCTTCAGATTCGATGTTCCATATGGAACAATCACATCCTCTGCGGGGATGAAGATGGAGACCTGACGGCCAAGGGCCGGATCTTTATAAACCTTCTTAAAAGCTGATCCTGCCAGACCCAATGAGAAGAGCATGCGCTCATGCTCCGGGCGGTATTCAGGCATCTCCTCTGTCAGTTTGTAGTTCATGTCATCACGAACCCTGACTGCGGCCTCTTCTTTTAACTTGGAGATGGCTCCAATGATCTGGGTCTTCACCGGGCCTTGGGCTGGGAATGTCTCCATGATTGACTCAGACTGAAAGCGAATAGCCGCTTCAGTCAGAACGGTGGAATAAACCCCGCAAGCTCCCGACCATGGCTCTGTGCGCTCTTCATATTTAAGACCAAGAACCTCCAAGCCTTTAACGAATGTGTCTGCCCAATCTTTGCGGCTGTCGATGTCTGCGGTGACGAGTTCCATCAACTCTGAGCCAACTT